GCTTGTAACTTTTCATCTGGTCTAAGTTCTCTAAATCCTGTTCTCCAAGCATAACTTTCAAATAAAGGATCTTTCATAAATTCTTCTGGAGTAATCGGTCTTTCATAATCTTTTAACTCTATACCTTTTTCTTGTTTGTAATAATCTCTTACCAAACTCCAACAATCTGTAATGCCCCATACCCATTGCCGACCAAGTAAAGGTGCTTCATATCCCTGCGGTTCATAATATCCCCATTTTTTTGTTTTTGGATTAACAATATGCCAAGGAAGTCCACTTTGTTCACAGGCAACTTTATCTGCCTGACTAGCTTCTGGAGGTGTTGTCGGATGACTATGGACAACAGCAGTGACTTCTCCTACATTAGTAGCCTTAACATAATCTTCTGGATCTAAAATAAAACATTGATGTGCTGTCATTGAAAGATTACGACAAGGATAGTATCTTTCTTTTCCCCTGATATTTAACAAAAGACCAACAGATTCTTTTGGATCTTCTATCTCAGCATGATTAAGAGCAGCTTCTTTCCAATTCATGTTGCAATCGTACCAATAGAAGGAAACTCGGCTCTAGTACATTGTCTTTGTGGAGCACGAATACCAGCAAGATCAAATACAGATGCTAATTCAAATTGTACAACTTCTCTGTTTTCTGCTGATTTTCTATCTATTTTATATATTTCCTGCGGAAACTCTGCTGTAGGATCTGGTGTTCCATAAGGATTTACGTTACTAGGAAAATTAACAGCATCAATAAACCTAGCAAGAGTTCTGATTCTAGTTACAGTTGCACCTGTGAGATCATTACCAGCAGTTGTAGCATTTACAGCAGCCAATATTGCAGTGATAGTTCCTAATGCATTACTGACAGTTAATGTAGGTCTAGGTAACTGTCCTTGTCTAAAAGCGAAACCTTCAGCTTTTATTGGAAATCTTTGATAAGTATTACCAGCCCAAACTAACTCTCCATTATCTTTAAGACTACTACCTGCATGAAATCTGTAAATAGTAGTAGCACCATGCAAACTATTATCAAGCTGTAAGGTAAAAAGTTCAATTATTGCTGACGGGTTTGTATTCTGAAGATTGCTAACAATAGCAGAACTGCTCATGGTTCAAACACCTCTCTAAATGTT